TGTTGTCGTATTCCATTTAATTTCCTTTAAGCCTTGTTGGCTTTTTTCATTGAAGACCGTGTTGGAGCAGACAGTTGCCCCCACAGCCACACTTTTTGGTCAGCTTCAAGTTGAACATCTTCAACCATTTTGTTGGCCTCTGCTGCTTTCCCTTGATTGACCAATTCCTCGCAAGATGTTGCCATCTCACTCAAGAACTCTTTTTCATCTTCAGGCAAATCTTCTCCAATATTGCCTTTAGGTGTAATGATTGGTGCATCACCTTTTCGACCTGTTGTTGCATCTAATGCGTCATGCTCAACAATTTCAAGAGCAGTTACCCAAAGGTAACGCCTACTGTAAGTCTCTACAGCTCCCATGTTTTGAATTGGATGAACACCTTTAAGGTTTGCTTCAGCCATTGGGCTGGTTAAAACGATGTTTGAGCCATCTTCTGTATCGGTGATGGTCAAGGTAGCTAACTGCGTGTCGAAGCTCACCACGCCACATAAACCAATCTCTGAAAAGATTTGTTGGATCTGTGGCAAAAAGTCACCCAGCTCAAAATATTGAAACCCAGCAAACTTGTTAAGCCCAGACTTTTTAAGTGGAGTGGCTTGCAATTTGATACGTGCTTGCATCAATTTTTTATGTACGGAACTCATAATCAATTCTTTCCTTTTCTTTCAAATAAGCTTTTTGTGCTTCGTTGATGTCCTTGAACAATCCAAGGTACTTTCTTTCTTTATAAACACAGATGTGGGCTTGCCACTTCTTTGCTTTCTTATGCCAACTAACGCCTAGAATTTTTGAATCGCTATTTTTTTGAGCTTTTAATTTATTCTGAGCATTTTGTTGAACATTCACATCTCTAAGATTTTTAATACTGTTGTCAGATTTAATCCCGTTAATGTGATCAATTTGATCAGGCCATGTGCCATTTATATAAAACCAAGCTAATCTATGTGCATAGTAGGATTTGCCAAGAACAGTAATCCGAAGATAACCAAACCCGTTATCAGTCCCAAGTTGCACATTGGTTTTTACGCCACGTCTTTGTTTACGCCACATGAAAATCCCAGTGTCTGGGTTGTAATCAAGGATTTCACAAAGTTCTTTTTGAGTGAATAAATGTTTCATAAGTCCATCATATCATAAGATTGTCAGCAACCTATGAGACGTTCATACTTTTTCTCCAAAGGGAATTGACAACTCTTCGTTGATGATTTGTTTTTGACTTTTCTCGTCCAGCTCAGAAAAATGACGCCATGCTCGTTGATCGCAATCGCAACCATTACCGCAATTGATGACTAGACAATAAGCACAATACTGCTCGTCACTGGCACTGAACTCTTCTACGTACTGTTCGTACATGCTTTTCGTTTTCATTTGACTATCCTTTCCAATCTTTCGATAAATTTATCTCTGAGCAAATCCAAAATGTCTTGTCCATCAAGAGTCAAAACTTTTTTGATGACATACTCATCTGTGTAGTTCAACAGCCTTACGTACACAATTCTGAACTTGTATCCATCAAATTCAACGTCTTTGATGAAATGATTGTGTTTAACGTCATAAGACATTACGTCTTTTTTCCAATTCACAATGCTGCCCATAGGATTAGTGCTGCCACTATTGTTAACAATGCCAGAGCATAGGTAGCTGCTGATTGAAAGCTAACTGGACGTTGATGATATTCAAGCCATTTGGCTGTGTCGTATGAGCTTGGGAAAGCTTCATTTAAAGTACGGGGGTACTTTCTTACAGTGGGGTGCAGATCAGGCAGCATCTTTGATTCTCCTGATAACTTCTCGCTCAAGGTACTGTTGTTGGTCTGATGTCAATTCGTCCCATATTTCGTCACCAATGCGAACTGCCATTTCCATGTCTTCCCATGCAGTGTCTATGAGGATCACGCCAAACTCAACACTTTCTGACAAGCCCCATGCAGGCTCGGCAGCAAAGTATTCAATGTCGATGATTTCAAATGTGAAGTCGCCGTATTCAATAACCATTTTTATCTCCAAAAGGATCGCCAAAGTTGGACATGACACCAGTGTCTAAGTTGATCTGTTGATGCTTGGTTTCGAGGATTGTTTTGTTGTTGTCGCCAAACCAAAAGCTGCCTGCTTTGACGAATGTTTCGCCAGTTGAAGAAACTTTAAAGTTCTTGGACTCAAGATAGGTGTTGCCAGAAAAGATGTTGAACTTAAACATATTCCAGCTCCTGTTTCATGTCCCAAATTTTGGATGTCAGTTGGACAAGTGTTTTGCAGTCTTCAATCTCTGCAAACTTGCTGATGTGCTCAACAGCTAAGTTGATGCCCTCTGATAGCCCAGCTTGGAATGCCATGATTGCATCCCCACTGTTTACGGCCTTAATTGCGTCTTTGCGTTCCATCTATTACTCCTTTGATTGCTGAACGTATGAGGATGTTAATTCAACTTAGGCTATTGTCTAAAAATAAATATCTATCACGTTTGCGTTTGCGATAGATAAATTTAATCAACCATCTGTTGTCGCATGGTGTATTATCGCTATGTTGTAAAACGAAAGGAACTTATGAAATTGTCTGAATTGCCAAAGCATGTAACGCTGTATGAGATTGCAAAGGTACTTGGAGTAACTGCTCCAGCCACTTACAAATGGAAAAAGACTGGAGTGATCCCTAAGTTGCGTGTCTTTGAACTGAAAGAGAAAAAACCAGAGTGGTTTACAAAGGAGCAAAAATGAAAGATTTGATTTCTTTACTGTTTGGCATCTTCATGGGATACATGATTATGTCCTTTGTTAATTTCACTTTTAATGCTGGATTGTGGACGCAAGCAGATCGAATCATGTCTGTAGTCACTGCTACGTTTTTTGCTGTCATTACCTATGAAAAGTTGAAAAAATATGAGTAAAGGAAGCAACCCAAGACCCATTCCCGATCCACAGAAATTCAGAGAAAATTGGGAAAGTATCTTTGGCAAAAAGGAGAAAAAAGATGATGACAAAAAAAGAAAGAGCGGCTAAGTACTATCAAGAAAACAAAGAACGCATCAAAGCAAAATCATTGTTGTATTACAAAAACAACACTGAAAAATGTTTGCAAATGTCTCATTCATATGCCCATCGAAACAAAGAAAAAATTGCATTGTTAAGTTTTCAATGGGTTGTTGCTAACAGAGAAAAGTCTAGAGAAGCCAAAAAGCGTTATTTTGATAAAAACCCGCATAAATGGAAAATTTATTGTGCAAATCGCAGGGCGGCAAAACTCAAAAGAACACCTGCTTGGCTTTCATCTGATGACAAATGGATGATCAATGAAATTTATGAACTTGCCGAATTAAGAACAAACATTACTGGAATTAAATGGGAAGTTGATCACATCATTCCATTGCAAGGTAAAAATGTTTCAGGTTTGCATGTTCCTACAAATCTTCAAGTGATTCCACAAAAACACAACAGATCTAAAGGTAATTTTTTTAATTGAAAAGGACAAGAAATGAAGACGTTCACTTATTTAGAAAATCACGTTGAAATCTGGGGTTATGCCCGTGGCATTATCCAGAATGGAAAGCCTCTAGGACAGGCTAAAAAGACCCTAGAAGAGACAAACGAGCTGATTGCAGCCATTGCCCTTGATGACCGCGAAGAAATCATTGATGCCATTGGCGACATTCTTGTGACGTTGATCATGCAGTGTGCTATTCAGAAAGTCACTTTGACTGAATGCTTAGAACATGCCTATGAACAGATCAAGGATCGCAAAGGCTATTTAAACGCTGAAGGCATCTTTGTAAAGGAATCGTGATGCTCATAGAAAATTGCAGTACATGCAAATATCGTTGGAAAGACAGAAAAGAGGATCCATGTTCAACTTGTGTAAATATGTATCCCACCAGTTCAACTTTGAATTGGGAACCTGTTCCTGCATTGTCTAAACAAGTTGGTGGCGATCACTACAAAGACAAAAAAATTCAACCCATTGAATACATCCATGCCAACGGCCTTGGTTTTTGCGAAGGCAATGTGGTCAAGTATGTAACTCGGTGGCGAGATAAAGCTGGCATTGCTGACTTAGAAAAAGCAAAGCATTACATTGAATTGTTAATTGAATTGGAGAACAAAAATGTCTCAAGTGGTTTTGGTATGTGAAGATAACGATGATGGAAAAGTTGATATAAAAATTAACTTTTATCCTGAATTAGATACAAAAAATTCATTGACTGGAGCACAACAACTTGCTCTTGATATATTAACTTATTTGTCAAAAAATAAAGGTGAAAAAAATGAAAAAACCGCATAAACACGCAGAACTGATCAAAGCATGGGCTGATGGTGCTGAGATTCAACATTTGGGGCTTAGTGGAGAATGGTATGACAGTGAAACACCAGAATGGCTTAATTATGGCGTTTACCGAATCAAACCAGAGGATGTTGTTTTGTTTGGTTGGGTTCATCCTAATGGTGAAACAAGCATTTTTTCAACTTTTTCTGGTCAAGTAAGCAATATAAAACTTATTTTTGACGGTGCAACAGGAAAACTTAAATCAGCGGAGGTTTTATGAGTGAAGTAAACATCATCCTCACAGACAAAGAAGATGGCACATTAGGTGTGCGTATCGTGGCTGATCAACAGGAAGGTAAAGCAATGACCGTGGCTATGTTGTTTATGGATTTTTTGAAAGAAATTGATAAACCTCAAATCATCACAGGAGAAAAGTAATGACATTTGAAGACTTCTGGGCTGAATGGCCTAAATCTGTCCGTAAGGGTGGAAAGTCTGCTTGCAAAGCAAAGTGGGACAAATTGAATCTTGACATTGAATCAGATCAGATCATCAAGCATGTGCGCTGGATGAAGACTACTGACGCTTGGAAAAAGTCTGAAGGTGCTTTTATCCCTGCTCCATTGGTCTACATTAACCAAATGCGCTGGGATGGTGCTGAAGTGCCTGAAGTAACTGTCAATGTGTCTATCAACTTCAAAGACCCTGCTTTGGAGAAGATTGAGCAAGACAGCAAAAAGGCAGCACCAATGCCTGAGAATGTCCGACAAAAATTGAGGGACTTGACAAAAGCTCTCAAGTCGGCATAATTCAAAGCGTTGTCGTGAAGGACAGCAAATTGCAGCCGTTTAAATCTGTATCTCGACTACCCTTAAAAAAGGTAGTTCCTTCACCGGGGTACAGTTTTAAGCGGCTTTTTTGTTTTCTTTCACGCAGCTCGGAATCCATGCGGTACGTCGGTGGTGGTTTCTTAAACAACCCTGTTACATGAGCAAGCCAGAGCAGGGAGCGTGGGCGAATACCTAGAGCGCGGTGGTTGAAATAGTCTGGGTTAGTGTAATGCGATGACATGGCTCCATACAAAGGAACTTTCATCAAAGCACAGAGCGAACTTTGTTTTTGAACACGGTAAGGCTGTGCTTTGCTCCAACATTCACCACCAAAGGGTATGTTTAATACCAATCAATCTGTGGATAACTTGAAAGGATATGTAAATGAAGTATCTGATAAACCTAAACAAACAAAAAAGCCGCGCACATCTTTGGGACTATGGCGATACTTATTGCAAGATGTACAGCACAGGAGGAATGAGAAAGAAAAAATATGCCGTACATGACTCAACTAACAATCGTGAAATTTGTTTGATGTGTCAAAACGTTTGGAATGAAATACATCAATACAAGGAACAAAATGGATAAAGACAAAGCAAAGGAAGTGCTGGATATGGCAAGATGGAATCCGCTAGTTCCAGTGAGGATGGTTAACGAAGCATTAATCACATTGGGAGACATTGATGTTCACACAGGTGATCCAGAAATCCGTAGATCACTACGCCACAATGGCAATGAATCCATCTACTGTAGATCACGCACGTTATATGGTGAGACAAATGAGGGATGATCCTTCGGGATTGTTCAAAGACCTGCCACAACTTGTAAAGCAAAGAATTGAGGAATTAAAAAGTGAAAAAGAAAAGCAAATACAAACCCAAGCCGATCAGGGTTGATAACCTTTCATACGTAAAGTCTGGAATGCTTAAAGTAACTCAAGTCCCAAATGCAGGAGTAAACCTCCTCATAAAAAACCATGAATCGTTTGATGAAATTTTGAAAGGCAATCCAACAAAAGCCCACGTTGATGATCTAGTGCATTCAATCAACATGACAGAGATTCTGGCCTTTGACTTTCGCATAGGTTCAGACTGGCTACCTGAAATCATGGATGCTCAAGATGCTCTGTATCACATGGCACAGCGTGGCATCAGCGGGAAATCCTTTAGATTCACAGGCGAGGAAATCAAGTTAATTCAAGTAGCATTAGCGATTCACGACGAACAACTCAAAGTCTGTGATGTACGCACGATGGAAAAGGCTTTAAACAAGCTCAATGTTGCTTACATGAACAAGCAAGCAAGAGTGATCGTACCTTTGGCTGCTGCTAACGAGGAGAAAGCATGAAAGTCTGGCCTTTCCCACAATTCCCAAACAACAAAGACAACAACAAATCGCCGAAGTTCAACCCTGACAACTATGAGGACGCACCGCTATGACACAAGATGAAATCAAAGAAATGATTGCCAAAGTTTATGGCGTTGTATGGGCTAACAACGCACAACTAAGAGCTTTTGCCAAACTGGTAGCAGATCGTGAGAGTGAGGCGTGTGCAAAGCACCTAGACAATCAAAACACAGCAATCACAGACATATTGGCAGCAGAAATCCGAGCAAGGAAACAAGAATGACACAAAAAAACATCATTGAATTGGCTAGACAGGCTGGATTAAATGACGAGGTTTTGGTGCCTTGGTCTTTTGAACTACAAGCCTTTGCCAAACTGGTAGCAGCTAAAGAACGCGAGGCGGCAGAGGAACGAGTTGTAGATTTGTTCACAGATATGGAAACACCATATTTACCAGACATCATTAAAGCAATCCGAGCAAGGGGTCAAGAATGACTGACAAAGAACTTTTACAAAAATACAAAGATTACTGTATTTACAGAAGCGTTGCATCAAGTCATTTGTTTGAATCTTATGAATTTTTGGAACAAGAAGATGAATTTAATTCATGGCAAGCATTAATGGAATGGGGATATTACAAAACACAATGCAACCACATTTTGGATAGCTTGAATTACAGAGATTACGACAGGCTTTGTGACTTAGCGGGTGCAATCGTATGATGTACATCGGCATAGATCCGGGCTTCAGCGGTGCATGGGGCATGATTGACCACAATGGTAAGTATCAATCTTGTGGTGACATGCTGCATGACGAGCTATTCATTCTGTCGCACTTAGTCTATGCTGAAATCCGTCAAGCATGTGAAAGACAAGATGTCGCTGTCATCATTGAAGCTGTCCATGCAATGCCCAAACAAGGAGTGTCTAGCACCTTTAAGTTTGGTATGGCATACGGGGCTGCTTTATCGGTCGCACAACGCATCAATACCAATTTCCATACCGTGAGTCCTAGAGTGTGGAAAAAGGCTCTTAAACTCGATTCTGACAAGAATTTGAGCCTATCTATGGCACGTGATCTTTGGCCTACTGCACCTTTGGCAAGAAAGAAGGATAACGGCAGGGCTGAGGCTTTACTTTTGGCGGAGTACCTAAGACGTGAGCACGTTTGAAAGCCCATTCAACTATCCAGAGGAAGAGCCAGAATGGTTGGCTGCTAAACGGATAGAAAAACAAAGAGAAAAACGGGCTGAAAAGCTTGGTCGTGAGATAGGTAGTTGGGGTGGAAAAAGACAAGGTGCTGGTAGAAAGCCTTGGAAAGAAAAACCAACTGGAGATACTATTGTCGTTAAGCTAAACAACATTCAAAGAATGAGTTTAATGGAGATGGGAAATGGCGATGTTGCCAAAGGAATTGAAGAGCTGATCAATCAGTATTTGTGATGAAAAAAGAATTTGTTAAGCTTTTGCAAGATGGAGAAGTCAAGCAAAGCAAACCCTTTAAGGATCTTGACTGGCAGACCAAGGTAGATCTTTTAAAGGAATGGAGGTATGAGCTTGATCGCACGTACCAAATATTGATAGTTGCACGTAACGTAAAGGAAAATTGAAATGGAAAAAGAAACAGGTGGAGCAGCGTTTCCATTGCCTCATGGCGCAGAAACAATTGCTGGAGCAGAAGGCATGACCTTGCGTGATTACTTTGCTGCCAAGGCAATGCAAGGAATTGTTTCAGACCCTGACTTAGCAATGGGTAATTTGCAAATAGCAGAGTGGGCATACAAGCAAGCAGATGCAATGCTGGAGGCACGTAAATGACAGACGAAGAAGCAATGAAATGCGTTGATTACATACGTGATCATGCGCCGATATATGCCAAGGCCAAGGCCAAGCGTGTATTCACAGAGAATGGATTAAAGTCAACTAAAGCTAAGTTGATGGCACAAGAGACAGGAACACTAGGTGCAAAAGAAATCTACGCCTACGCCCACCCAGACTACCAAACAGTTCTCGAAGGGCTTAGAGAAGCAGTCCAAATCGAAGAAGAAATCAAGTACCGCATGGACGCAGCTAAACTTAAATTTGAGTATTGGAAAGTCCAGTCATTTAATCAACGTAGTGAGACAAGGATGATGAGCAATGTATAGAGACGCTGACTTGCTAAAGCTGGCACAGGGTGCTCAGTGCTTGCTTCATGCACACCCTTATTGTGATGACGATTTGGGTGAGTCAACAGTGGCCTGCCATTCAAACCAGATCATTGATGGCAAAGGCAAAGGGATCAAAGCTGATGACTGCATGTCAGTATGGGGTTGTTACAAATGCCATACGTGGCTGGATCAAAGTGGTGATTCAAAAAGAAAAAAAGCAAAGATCTTTGATGAGGCTTGGTACAAACAAGTACAGGAGTGGCATAAATTAGCAGACAACCCTACAATTAAGCCTTGGCGACGAGAAGCTGCAAGACGAGTTCTTGAGCATATTGGAGCCAAGCGGTAAGTTCTCCAAGTTGGGATTTGAGGCTCTTCAGAAATGAGGGGTCTCTTTTTTTTGGAACATTGAAATTCTGGCAGACCAATAATTTGAAAAGCTAAGTTTTTAGGGACTAAAATTTCAATAGGGGAGGGTATTTTTCATGGG